TTGCGGTGGAGGGGGCATCGGGCCCCCGGGTGGAGCCAGCGGCATCGCCGGGCCTCCGGGGCCCATCGACGCGGAAGGTTCACCCGGGGGGCCCGCGCCCGGAGGCAGGGGGCCTGCTCCGGGAGGCATCATCCCCGGCGGAGGACCACCCATCCCCGGAGGTCCCATTCCCGGCATCATCGGCATCGGCGGCATCGCCGATTTCTTCACGAAACGGCTGCGAACCACCGGATCGGGCGGCTTGGAGTACGCCGCCGGTAGCATCACCTCGGTATTGGCGTAGAGGATATTGAACGTCGAAGATTGGCCTTGCCGGGTAGAGGATACGTTCTTGCCCGCTTTGGGGCGGGTGATCGGGATATCGCCGCGATATATCTGTACAATTTCACGACCACGACTGCGCCAGTCTTTTTCGGCACGCTCGGCGTCGGCGAGGGCCCGTTCCCAAAAGCTGGTATCGACGTCTTGCACATCCGACGCGGCGACCTCGGGGCGATCGGGGCTATCCGCCTCGGGGCTCGCGGGTGTTACCTGCGGCAGGTCGTCGCCTTTGGAATAGGACGTCTCGGCCATTCGTTATTTCCCCCGGATCAGCCCTCCTACACCCGATCAGGCCAGCTCGTCCATCTTGAATGCGTTTTTGACCATGAGGGGATTGAGGTCCTCGTCGGCCTCGACCCGGGCCCCGAAGGGTCTGGACATGCAGGCGTAGCGGATATCGTCAACGGCGTGATCCTCACCCTCGGTGTCGAGATCCTCTGGCCGGTTCTCGTCGTGCTGCTGCATCGGGAGGGTACGGATGGCGTCGCGGCAGTGGTCTACGAAGAAGATGAGGGGGTCGCCGTCTTCGTCGCCCTTGAGCCGCCAGCGGAGCTGATCCCAGCCGCCCATCCGTTTCGGCGTAGAGACACGCGAGTTATCGGCACGCCGGAAGTACACGCCATGTCTTGCAAATGTCTCACCCACTGACGGACCTGACACGACCGCAAAAGCGGCGGGATCAAGAATTCCGTAGGCGATGGGCTCGCGAAAGCCTCGCCCGTCCGTCTCGCGTCTGACCACTTCTTTCGCAACGGCATCGGCAGGCAGCTTGAGGCCTTTGTTGGGGGAGCTGGAGCCGTACCATTCACGGTATCTGATAATGCTGTTTTTCGGAATGCGGCGTTTGTCATGGATGAAATCTTCCTGTGCAACGATCCACCAGCCGAGCGAGAAGGGACTAGCGGAGCCCCAGTCCATTGATCTAAATCTTGTCCAGTGCAGCGGCATGCGCGGCGGCGTTATGACATGCCGTTGCGGCTCGAACTCCGGGAAGAACGCGCCCTCGATGATTGACCAATCGCCTTCGAGCCAAGCCCTGACGAGTGCGGGAGAGCCCGAGGCCCTGAGGCGATTGATGTAGCCGGGGTCGTTGTTGAGAAGGCTCGGATTATCCGAAATCTTCGCGGGTATGAAAATCCGAATTAAGCCCGTCTCGCTATCTTTTACGGGGCGGTACGCGCCGTTGTCGATCACCCAGCTCTTTACCCAGTGATGCCCGGGGCCCCCGGGATTGCAGGTCGCGCGGAACTGACAGCGGGCACCAGAAGTCGTTCGTAATGTAGCAAAGAGCCTGAAGATGCCGGTAGACGTCGCATATTGCGTAAGCTCTTCGACGTACACCCTCGTCAGGCTCCAGCCTTGATAGTTCATCGCGTCGGCATCGTTCTCCAGATAGGCCATATGGAATACGGCACCGTTGCGGAACCGAAATTGTTTCTCTTTGTCCTTCCACTCGGCGGCATCCCCATACATCTGACGCGCGACGTCGATCGTGTCTTTTAGATCTTCGCGGCTACGCCGCAGCATCAAGCCCTTGGCGGCGGGGCCCCAGTCTTCGCTGTGGCACCAAAACTCGCCAAGGGAAGCAAAGGACTTACCGCCGCCCCGGGCCCCGCCGTACACGACAATATCGGCAGGGCACGTCAAAAAATGGTGCTGGGGCCCGGGCTGGGGCTTGAACCCCGTGACGATCTTCATCCGAAAAGCTCCTCGAAGCTAGGTATCCCTTCGGGCCCCGTATTCGTACCGGGTACCTGTCTCTCCGGCAGGGGGGCCCCTTTTTGCTCGGGGGTGGGGCCCGGGCCCCCTGCGCTTAATAGCTCAGATTGCGCGCGTCCGTTAGGGGTCCCAGTTACCGGCCCTGATGGGGCCCCGTTTTCGGGTCGGCCCCCCACCTCCGTGGTACCACGGTTTAACCAGTTGATTTCATTGGGCTTTTCAAGGCCCGGGCCCTCGGGCCCTCGGGCCTCGCGGTCTAAGCCATTGATATCGTTTGGGATTTCACGATCGAGCCCTAATGGCTCGGCGCGCGCGTCATGACGCGGGGCTATATCGGGGGCGGGGCCGGGGCTTGGGCCCTCGCCTAGGCGCAAGAATGAGGGCCCGCCGTCAGGGCTTGGGCCCGGGCCCGGAAGCGCAGGAAGGGCTTCGACCCAAGCCCCCAAAGCCATCTCCGACGGCGCGTCCGGGTCGCGGGACGGCCGCCTTATCACTTCAAGCGTCGCCTTGTCCGTGACGTGCCCGTAAATCCTCGCAAGGGAAAACGCCGCGTTATGGGCCGCTGAATATTCCCCTTCGCTATGGGCCCCGGCGAAGACCCGTTGAAGCATGTCCGTGACTTCAGCAAGCGTCACAACGCCGCTTGTGCGGCGGGCTTCCAAAATAGCCCGGGCCCTCTCTTGGACCCTAGGCAAGTGAAAAAGATTTGACGCGGCGTCCTTCGCCTTGGACGTAAATCCAGCCCTTGCGAACGCGACCCCAAGAGCTAACCCGTCGCACGCCATACGAATGAATTGTTCCTCTTGCGCGTCGCGCAAATCCTTTCCCAAATCGGGCTTGTGCCGTTCCGTGTGACGCCTTAGCCCTCGCGATATCAAAGCGGCCATATTCCCTATTCCGTGCTTATAGTCCGGGGTTTGAATATGCACCCCAAAACGAGACTATCACCAAAACGGTCCTTCGCCTAGTGCATAGCTCGCAAAGCGGTATCTAATGACCTAAAAGCCCGCTTTTTCATGCGATAGCATCGCATACGATAGAAAACATGGGCCCTAGGATTGAATTAGAAGCCCCGGGAGGGCCCGTCCGTCACGGGGGCCCATAACTAACCCCTCTCAAATCGAACGCATGAGCGACGATTTCGCCTTTTGTTCTTTTGGCTTGATTTTAGGGCTTTAGTCCTAGGATTTGAGAAATAATCCTAGGGCCCTTTTACCCGGGTAATTCAAGCGGCGCGAAATATTATTGCGCAAGATAGGGTTTGACTTTGGGCCCCGTGATATGGGACAAGCGGGGCGGAGACCCTCATCAAGAGGGCCCGAAACCCGTTACCCCAAACCCAAAGGTCAAACCCATGCTTACCATCAATACTCAAATTCCGACTTCTTTCCGTGGCGCTGTCCGGGCCCTAGTCAAGGCGCACGGGGCTTGGCAATCTTTCATCACGTCCAAGGGAAAACTCTCGGCCCAAGCCCTCAATAGCGACCTTATAGAGTTTGCGCTGAAATACCCGGATTTGACGGCGCGCGTCGAAGCCCTCTTGTCGGCAAGCGTCGCGCCTTATGACCCGTCCGTGGACAGCGACGCGGCCGACGATGTGGGGGCCCCCGATTGGGCCCGCCAAGATACGGTCTTGGTCCCGATTGGCGGCAATACCTCTTCCAAAGCCCTTGGCGACGCCATGGTCGCGGCCGGGGCCATCACGCAAGCGGCCCGGACGGCCGTTGATATGACCATTGACGCGGCCGTCAACAATGCGGCGGCCGATAAAGACGCTTGGTTGGCGGGCCCGGCGGGCACGGGCATGGTTAGCGGCGACTTCGCCTTCGCCTTCGACAAATTGGCGGCCCCCGTGGACCAATTCCTTAGCCCCTTGGTCCGTGGTGAGTTGGCAAAAGCGTTCGGCCCCGTGATTGACGCGGCAAACCGGGGCCCCGTGGAAGTCGAAAGGATTGTGGAAGT